CTGACGCCCTCGCGGTCGGCCGGGTCGCCGCCGCGCTCGGCCGGCCCCTCATCCCGTGGCAGGTCGACCTCGCCGCGGTCACCGGTGAACGCCGCCCCGATGGCCGCCTCGCGTACCGGATCGTGGTCGTGATCGTCCCCCGCAGGGCCGGAAAGACGCTGTTGTTGTTGGCCGTCGCGCTGACCCGCCTCGCGTCGCGGCCCCTGTCGCGGGCGTTCCACCTCATGCACCGCCGCGAAACCGCCGCCGCGATGTGGCGCGATGACTGGTTCACGATCCTCGAGCACTCCCCCTTCGCCCGCCGCCTCGACCTCCGCCGCGCCAACGGCTCCGAAGCGATCTCGTGGCGCGGCCGCGGCTCGACGCTGCGCCTCATGCCGCCCGACGGAGGCGCGGCCCGCTCGTTCGCGTCGGACCTGGTGCTCATCGACGAGGGCCGCGAGTTCTCGATCGACCAGGGCGCCGACTTCGAGGCCGGGATATGGCCCACCCAGGCGACGACCGACGGGCAGATATGGATCGTCAGCAACGCCGGCACCCCGGCGTCAGGCTGGCTCGCGAAGTACCGCGACCTCGGCCGCGAAGCCGTCGCCGAGGGCCGCGACCTCGGCCTCTGTTATCTCGAGTACGCCCTGCCCGACGGGCTCGACCCCGACGACCCCGCCAACTGGTTCGCGGCGCATCCCGGCCTCGGCCACCACGTCCACCTCGAGGTCCTCGAACAGGACCACGAGCTCATGGACCGCGACAGCTTCGCGACCGAGTACCTCGGCCTCTGGCCCGCGACCGCCGGCGACACCCACCTCCAGGCCCGCTGGGCCGCCACCCTCGACCCCGACGCCGCCCCCGCCAACCCCGTCGTGTTCGCGGTCGAGACGACCATCGACCGCGACCGGTCGTGGATCGTGGCCGCCGGCCTCGACGCCGCGGGCCGGGTCGTCGTCGAGCTATTGGAGGACCGGCCCCACGGCGCGTGGCTCGCACCCCGGCTGACCGAGCTCGTCGCCGCCCACGACGCCGCCGCGGTCGTGTGGGACCAGGGCGGCCCCGTCGCCGGTGTCGCCCCCGATTTCGACTTCGCGACCGACGAGGTGCCGCTCAACACCCGCGAGGTCGCCGCCGCCGCCGGCCGCCTCGTCGACGCCGTGTCTGGCGACCGGTTTGCGCACCGGGCCGACCCGGCGTGGGACGCCGCGGTGATCGCCGCGGCGCGTCGCCCCGCCGGCGGCGCGTGGGTATGGGACCGCCGCCACCCCCTCGTCGGCCCGATCGTCGCCGCGTCGCTCGCGGCGTGGGTGCTGGCCGACACGACCAGGGGCCGCCCGACCGTCACGTGACACCGCCGCGGAGTCACACGAGGGTTGACGCCGATGGGCCTGTTCCGCTCCGCCGACCGGCAGCGTGAAGCGGTGTCGGCAGGGTCGGGGCGGGGCGGAGGCGAAGCCGCCCTTCTCGACATGATCGCCGAGGCCCAGGCCCACCGGTACGGCTACGGCGACGTCACCCCGTGGCAGCTCCCCACCGTCGTCGCGTGCCGCAAACTCATCGCCGACACCTGTGCGCTGTCGCCACCGGTCGCGGTCCGCAACGGCGCCGCGGTACCACGCCAACCGGTCTGGTTGGCGAAACCGGACCCATTCGAGCCGGCATGGGCGCCGTGGCACCGCGCCGCGCACCAGCTGACCGGCCCGGCCGGGCATTGCTGGTTCAGGATCACGTCACGCGACGCCGCCGGGTACACGACGTCGGTCCGGGTCCTCGACGGCGATCAGGTCGCGCCCGAGTTCGACACGATGGGCCGGCTCCGTTGGGGCTGGTTCGACGGGGTCCGCCTCGAGGTCGCCGGCGACTACCGCGGCGATCTCCACTGGTGCCCCGCCGACCTCGCCGAACGCGGTACGGCCGGCGTGTCGCCCCTCGTCGCGGCGTGGCCCGCGGTCGAGTTCCTCGCCGCGCTGACCGAGATGATCGGTTCGTTCTGGGAGGCCGGTTTCCCGTCGCTCGCGTTGCGGGTCGAGGGCCGCCTCTCCAAGGTGCAACGCGACGAGCTCCGCACCGAGATGCGCGAGACGCACCACCGCCGCCACGAACCGTGGATCGTGGATCGTAACGGGCAGCTCGAGCCGATCGCCGCGACCGCTGTCGAGTCACAGCTCGTCGAGTCGATCGACGCCGCCGACCGTCAGATCGCCCGCGCCCTACTGGTGCGGCCGTCGCTCGTGAACGTCGCCGCGAACGACTCGCTCACCTACACGACGACCGCGGAAGAGTTCCACAGCTGGAAGATCCTCGGCCTCGGCGCGTACCTCATGCGTCTCGCCGCCGTGTCGGCCGAGTGCCTCCCCTACGGCATGGCCGTCCTGTTCAACACGTCGGACCTCGATCGTCAGGACCCCTACACCCAGGCGCAGACCAACGCGCTCGCGCTCGCCGGCCAACCGTGGCTCACCGCGCCGGAGGTCCGCGCGGATCGGCCGTACGCGCTCACGTCGCCGTCCCCGAACCTGCCACCCCCGCTCAACCCACTACCGCAAGGCCGACCGATGGAGGCCCCAACATGAACGACGCACTCCGCTTCACCGCCTCGGCGTCGGCCCCGGCCTCGGGCCGTCGCCACACGCTCACCGCCACCGCCGTGTCGGTCGACAGCACCGAGCCCCGCCTCGTCGCGCGTCTCGTCGGTTGGGGCGACACCGGCCGCCCGTCCGACGCCGACGGCCGGCTCCACGAGGTCACCGTTCACCGGGGCGGCCTCGCTCCCGTCGCCGAGGTCCTCGCCGCGTACGACGACCACCGCCAACCGGGCGCGCCCCGCCCGCACACCGTCGGCGCGTTCCGGGTGCGCGACGAGGACGACGGGCTCTATGCCGACGTCGAGCTGGTCGACACGCCGAGGGCCCGCGAGCTCCACGCGATCGCGCGGAAGCTCCCGGTCCGGGTGTCGATGGAGTTCGACACCGACACGACCGGCGACGCGTTCGAGCTGACCGCGGAGGCGCCGGGCCGGCTCACCGGGCTCGCGGTGCTCGAGCCGCCGACGCTCGGCGCGTTCCCGACGGCCGAGGTCGTGCTCGCCGCGGCGATGCCCGACGACCCCGAGCCCGAGCCCGACGACCCCGAGCCCGAGCCCGACGGCACTCTCGAGGTCGTCGCGTCACTGCGCGCCGAGGTCGCCGAGACGATCCGCCGCGAGCTCGCCGCGGGACAGTCGGGCCGGGGCCGAGCCCCGCACCCCCTCGCCCGGTTCGAGTCGTTCGCGGATCTCCGCAACGCGTCGGCCGACGGTTCGCCCGAGCTCTCCGCGATGTTCGCGGCGGGCTACCGCGAGCACCGCGACCGCATGGCCGCCCTGTCGATGTTCGGCGCGTTCGTCGACCAGACGACGGGCGACAACCCCGGCGTGGTGCCGCCGACGTGGCTCACGAACGTCTACGGCCTCATCGACCAGGGCCGCCGCGTCATCAATGCCCTCGGCGGCCCGATGAACGCCGGTAACTCCGGCATGGACATCCACTACCCCTACATCGACCCGGCGCTCGACCTCGCGAGCGTGGTGCGCCAGCAGGCGGCGGAAAAGGCCGACATCAACAGTGTCGAGGTCCACGTCTTCCGCGGCACCGGGACCCTCGTCACCTGGGCGGCCGGCTCCGATGTGAGCTACCAGCTGCTTCGCCGCTCGAGCCCCCCGTACCTGTCGATCTACGAGCGGGTCCTGACGACCGCGTACAACCTGACGACCGACACCGCGATGTCCGCCGCGCTCGTCACGGCGAACAGTTCCTACGTCGCGTGGGACCCCGCCGCGAACGACGCGTCCGGTGACCTCATCACGGGCGCCGTGATCGACGCCGCGGTGATCGTCGACCTCGAGACGGGCCAGACCCCGACCGCGATCCTCGCCGGGACGAACGCGTTCAAGTCGATCGCGAAGACGTTCGGATCGAAGGCGCCCGCCTACACGACCAGCAACACCGGCGGTGTCGCCCAGGCGTCGAACCTCCACGTCGAGGTGTCCGGCCTGACCGTGACCCACGCGCTCGGCCTCGACACCGACACCGCCGTCGTGCTGAACGGCCTCGCGGCGGGGTGGCCCGAGGACGGGCCGTTCCTCATCTCGGCCGAGGACGTCGAGAAGCTCGGCCGCGACGTCGCGATCTGGGGAATGGGATGCCCGATCGTGCCGATCCCCAAGGGTGTCGTCGTGTTGGCCGCGGCGGCGCCGGCGGCCGAGTCCTCGAGGTCCAAGGCGAAGTGACCGCGGACGAGGTGGTCCAGGTGGCGGCCGAGGCCGCGGCGCGGCGCTTGAACATGACCGCCGTGTCCGACGACCTGTTGGCCGCCGCGTGGGCCGCCTACCGGCTCGCGTGGTCCTACATGCTGGGCGAACCGACCGACCCCGACGACCCCGAGTCACCGACTGAGCTCCCCTATGACGAGTCGATCGCGCAAGGGCTGATCGTGTTGGCGGTGCGGGTCCACAAGGACCCCGAGTCGCCCGCCGGGGTGCTGAGCAACGAGTTCTACGCCGGGACCGTGTCGGTGCCCGAGGACCTCATGCGTCACGTCCACTACTACTTCGATCACGGCCGCGACATGTCCCGTGTCGTCGGCATCGGTTGAGCTCGTGGCGCCCGTCGCGGTGATCCACCCGCCCGGGCTGGGCGACCTCGTCGCGGTGCTCCGCGACGCGATCCCCGCCCCGGTGTTCGAGCATCTCGACGGCACGATCTCCGACGGGTTCGTCACCGTGTGGGAACACCCACCGGACCTGACCGACGTTCCCGCCGTCGTGGTCGTCCCGTCGATGGACGGCTGGCTCGCGCCGGGGAACCGGCTCTGTGCGACGGTGCGCGCCGGGTGGGACGTCTACCTCATCGCGGGCCGCTGGGCGCCCGCCGAGGCGATGAGCTGGTTCGCGGGCGCGTACACCGCGACGCTCGCGCCCGCCGTCGCGGCGGGATTCGTGGCCGAGCAGCTCTACGCCCCGGAGCGGATCTCGATCGGCCAGCAGTTCTACATCGGGTGCCGTTTCGTCACGACGTGCACCACCGACATTCCGACCCCATAGGAGGCCGATCATGGGCACCCGCATTGTCGAGCAGTTCACCGAGGGCTCGCTCAAGTTCAGCGTCGGTGGCACCGGCGCCGAGTTCACGATCGATCCGTCGTGTCAGGTCACCCGCGTACGGCTCACCGCGACGTCCGCGACGACGACGGTGCCCGGTGTGCTGTGCGACCCGACCGAGGCCGACGTCCCTCAGCCGTCGAAATATGCGCTCGAGATCGGCTACCTCCAGGACAACACCGATCCCGAAGGGCTCTCGGCGTTCCTGTGGGAACACGACGCGGAGCGCGGCAGCTTCGAGGTCCTCACCGCGGGCGCGAACCCGCGGCTCGCCGGCGAGTGTTTCTTCATCGCGGGCGACTACGGCGCCGACGCCGGCAAACCGATGGACGACACGAAGACGCTCCCGGTGCTCGGCAAGCCGGAGCGGTCCTTCGGTGCGGGCGAGCTGTTGCCCCTCGCGATCGACGTGACCGAGGGCGCGCCCGGCACGTTCGCCGGCACGACCGGCGCCGCCCCCACCCACCGGCCGCCCTCGACAAAGGCCGAGCTGGACACGATCACGCCGAGCGTGCCCGCCGCGTGGACGACGGGCAGCTACGTCGTCGTCGCTGGTTCCGAATACAACTGGGATGCCGCGGCGTGGGCCAACGGCCGCGCCGTGTTCGCGGCCGGCGCCGACAACGGCGACGACGGCGCCGAGTGATGTGGGCACCTCGACCACCACGGCGCAGTTCGTCGGCAAGATCCGACACGCCGGCGCGAACCTCGCGAAGGTCCCCGTAGAAGGCGCCAAGAGCAACGCACGGATCGCCGAGGCCGCCCTCGGCGCCGCGGTCACGGCGATGTCAGGAGACGGCGTTCTGAGCCGTGTCGGGCGAAACGGTGCCCGCGTCGGTGTCCGTACCCGCCTCATCGGGCCGGGCCGGGTGGCCGTCGTGCCGAAAGGCCCGGTGTGGCTCGTCGAGAACCCGACCTCCGCGCACGTCATCGGCGCGGGCCGCTCGAGCCTGTCCGCCGGCCGGGGCGGCACCAAGATCGCCGGCCTCGGCGGCCGCCACTACAACCTCGGCGGGAACCGCACCCCGATGCACGTCGGGGGCGACCAGTGGCGCCTCGGCCCGTTCATCCATCCCGGCAAGGGCGGCAAACGGCAATGGGCCGCGACGCGGGACGGCCCGCTGTCCGCCGCGGTCGGCCGCTCGACGACGGTCGCCGCGCTCCGCGCGGTGGGGAGCGTGTTCGGATGAGCGACCTGAACGGGACGGGACCCGACGCGGCCCCGGCGCCCGAGTGGGTGCTCGAGTTCGGGGGGCGCCGGTGGACGTCGACCGACGTCACCGTGGCACACGCGGTGCTCGTCGCCCAGGTCCTCGGCGACGGCGGCTGGCGAGTTGCCACGCCGACCGCCGGCCCCCCCGCCGCCGCGGCATGGCTCGCTGTCCTGTTGGCGTCCGAGCTCGACGAACCGCTCGAGGCGTGCCTCATGCTCGTGAACCAGCTCCCCCTCGCCGAGCTCGTCGACGCGGTGACCTGACGTGTCGCTCTCCGAGAAGCTCACGTTCCTGATCGACCTGAACGCCGACCAGGCGATCTCAGGTTTCGACAAGGTCGGCACCACAGCGGAGAAGGGCCTCGGCAAGGCCGACACCTCACTCCAGAAGACCGGTAAGCAGCTGACGCGGTTCGGTGCCGCCGGCCTCGCCGCCGCCGCGGTCGCCGGTGTCGGACTGTTCAAGCTGTCCCAGTCGGCGTCGGACTACTCCGAGGCCGTGTCGGCCGCGTCGCAGGTGTTCGGCAAGGAGGCCGTTCCGGCCCTCACGAAGTACGCCGATTCCGCCGCGAAGGCGTCGGGCATGTCCAAACAGGCCGCGATCGACGGCGCCAACGCGTTCGGCACGTTCGGCAAGGCCGCCGGCCTCTCCGGCAAGGAACTGACCGGTTTCTCGACCGAGCTCGTGTCGCTCGCCGGTGACCTCGCCTCGTTCAAGAACACGAGCCCGGAGCAGGCGATCACCGCGATCACCGCGGCGCTGCGCGGCGAGTCCGAACCGATGCGCGCCTATGGCGTGCTGTTGGACGACGCGACGCTCAAGCAAGCAGCGATGACCCAGGGCACCTACTCCGGGACCGGGCAGCTGTCACAGCAGGCGAAGGTTCTCGCCGCGCACCAGGTGATCCTCGAGCAGACGAAAGACGCCCAGGGCGACTACGCCCGCACCTCCGACGGGATGGCGAACACCCAACGCACCCTGACCGCCGAAATGTCGAACCTGAAGGTCGAGATCGGTAACGGCCTCATGCCCGTGTTCGGCCCGATGCTCCACGGTGTCACGAGCGCGGTCGAGGCGTTCACCGGGCTACCGGGGCCGGTGAAGGAAACCGTCGGATCGATCGCCGGGATCGGCACCGTCGGCGTCGGCGCGGTGTCCGCGCTCGCGCTGATCGCGGGCAAGGCGATCTCTGTCTACGGGCAGCTCGGCCCGCTGATCGAAAGGTTCCATTCCGCGGAGGGCGGCCTCACGAACCTCGGCAAGGCCGCGGCGGGCCTGGGCCTCGCCGGCGCCGCGGTCGGCGTGTTCGAGCTCGGCAAGCAGCTCGAGGACGCGACCGAGAACGCCCGCGGTTTCGACACCGCCATGAAGCAGCTCAGCGTCGCGAAGTCGGTGAACGACTACGGCAAGGCCATCGCGAAGGCCGCGGACGACACCCGCGGGTGGTTCGACAAGACGACGGGCTGGATGGATTCGGTTTTCGGTGGTGAGTCGTTCCTCAAGATCGGTGACGCAAAAGTCCGGATCGACCAGCTGGGTGAGGCGTTCGACGCGATGGCCGACAAGTCGCCCGAGGTCGCGCTCAAGGCGATGACCTCCGCGCTCGACGCGCTCGACCGCGAATCGAAGAAGTACCAGGACACCTACAAGGGAAACGTCGCGATGTTGCAGGCGAATCCCTACGAATCGGAGAAGAAACGCCTGGTCGAGCTCAAGGGGAGCCTGGAAGAGAACCAGAAGGCCACGAAGGACGCCGCTGCCGCCCAGACCGCCGCGAAGCCGTCCGCGGACGACTACGGCAAGGCGTTGAAGGACACCGGCGATTCGGCCGAAACGGCGACCGACCAGACGAAGAAACTGACCGACGCGATACAGGCGCAGATCGATCCGTTCTTCGGTGCGATCTCCGCCGCGAACGACCTCAAGAAAGCACAGGACGACGTCACCAAAGCAGCCGCGGAGCACGGCAAGCAGTCGCCCGAGTATCAGCAGGCGATCCGCGACGAGGCGCAGGCCGCGCTCGGCGCGCAAGGCGCGCAGGCCGCCCTCGTGGCGTCGGTGCGCGACGGGACGACGTCGATGCCCGCCGCGATCCAACGTCTCCACGAGCTGAAGGACGCCGGCTATATCAGCGAGGACGCGTTCAACGACCTCGCGAGACAGGTGCTCATCACCGGGTCGACGATCAAAACGCAGTCCGGGCAGCGGTTCACCGCCGACACGTCGCAGGCCGAGTCCGCGTTCGGGCACCTGTTGCAGACGATCGACCGCGCCGGCGCGGCGGTGCGGGGCGGTGTCGGCAAGGTCGGTGCCGCGGCCGCGGCCGCGGCCGCCGCCCCCGGCGTCAGGACACAGGCGGCCGGTGTCGCCGCGCTCGGCGTGTCCCAACAGTTCGTGACCGTGAACCTGCCCGTCGGTACGACACCGCAGGAGACGGTGTCGGCGGTGCGGCGGTTCGCTCGCACCGGTGGCGACAACGGCGGGATCGACATCTCACAGGTGGTCGCGGTCCGGTGACGGTCCTCGAGGCGCCACCGGTCGTCGCGCAACGGGCCGTGACGTGGCCGCCGCCGTCGTCGCCGTGGCAGCAGACACCCGCCGCGGTCGAGGTCCTGATTGCGCCGCCGACGCCCGAAGCCGTGTGGGGCCGGGGCCAGTGGGGCCACGCGCACTGGGGCGGCTGGGCGTGGTCGGCGCCGATCCGCCTCGAGTACGGCACCGAGGGCCTCGTGATCGAACGGGGCCGCTCCGACCCGCTCGACCACATCCGCGCCGGTGCGTTCGCGGCGACGGTGCAGGACCCTCACGGCAAGCTGACTCCGTGGGCGATCCCCGCCGACGGGCTCCGCCGTGCCCGTACCGGTGTCCCGGTCCGGGTGCAGTCGTCGGGCGGTGTGCTGTTCACCGGCGTTCTCACCGTGTTGGACCAGAACGAGACGACCGACCCGGCCGAGTTGCGCATGGTGCAACTCGAGGGCGCCGACCCGTTGCGGTATCTCGCCGGATCGAACGGGCTCGCGCAGGGCGACCAGGGCGCGGGCGAGCTCGCCGGCGCCCGCATCGCCCGTGTGATCGCGAACGCCGGCGTTCCGTCGTGGGTGGCCCGCACGATGGACATCGGCCAAGCCCCGATGCAGTCGACGACGCTCGCCGGTGACGCGCTCACCGAGATATGGCTCACCGCGGATTCCGATGCCGGCATGTTCTCCGCGGACCGCGACGGCACGCTCCACTACCGCTCCGCGAACGTCGGACTCGCCGCGCCCGCCTACATCCAGCCGCAGTGGTTGTTCACCGATGACGACGACTACCAGAGTCCGATACCGCTCGTGTGCTGCACGCGGTTCAGTGTCCGCGACGACGAGGCCCAGGTGATCAACACGATTTCGGTCGCGGCGAAGGACGGCACCGCGCAGGTCGCGACGGATTCCACCTCGAGGGCCTGGTACGGGGCGAAGACGACACAGCGACACGACCTGATCCACGCCGCCGGTGACCCCTGGTCGCTCGCCGTCGCGAACCTCATGCTCGAGCGCGTCACCCGCCAATCCGTCGTGATCTCCCCGATCGTGTTCGACGCGCTCCGCGATGACAACGCGTGGCGTTGCGCGCACGCGCTCGAGCCGGGTCACCGTGTCGCGTTGCACCGCACCCGCGACGAGAACCGACTCGACCTGACCGCGGCGGTCGACCAGGTCCGCCACGACATCACCCCCGCACAGTGGACCGTGACCGTGACCCTGTCGCCCGGTACGCAACGCACGAGCTATTCCCGGTGGGGCCACGCCCGCTGGGGCCACGACGTCTGGAGTTGACCGATGGCGATCCCGACCCGCCCGACACAAGACGGCCTCATCGACCCGACGTGGGGCCAATGGGTCCACGACCACGAGGTCACCCCGAAACGGTTCGCGTTGTGGCGCGTCACCGACACCCCGCTCACCGTCGATGGCACGAATCCGATCACCTACGAGCAGAAGGAAGACGTCGGGGGCCTGACGTCGGGCTCATCGGCGTTCAAGGCGCCCGCCGCCGGGCTGCTCGTCGTGTCGATCTCCGTCACGATCAGCCTGTCCGGCCCGGCCGGGAACATCTCGCTCCTTTCACAGCTCATGTTGGGCGCGGCCGAGCTCCGGCGCGGTAACCAGTGGTCGTCGCCGGCGTCGGGGATGCCGTCGACGTTCTCGTCGATCATCTCGGCCGTCGTGCCCGTCGCCGCGAACGACACCCTCACCGTCAACGCGTTCGCCCAGGGACCCGGCATCACGAAAAACCTCAGGGGCCAGCGGATCTACCAGTACTTCGAGGGCGTCTACCTCACCGCCACCTGACAGCATTTCGGATGCTCCCTCCGGCGCGTCCCTCCCTCAGACGGCGCGCCGGGGGGAGACGGTTCAGAACATGAGCGCGGCGGCGCGGACCTTCTCGCGGGCGACCCGCGTGTAGACCTCCGTCGTCGACGTCGAGGCGTGGCCCATCTGCAACTTGACCGCCAACACGTCGCCGCAGCGTTCGTAGAGCCGGGTCGCGTAGTAGTGGCGGAACTGGTGCGCGGTGACCTGGTGACCGGCCGCCCGAGTGTGCGCGCCGATGCGCGCGGAAACCGTCGCCGGGGTGACCGCCCGACCGGCGAGCCCGACGTAGACCGGCGCGGCCGGGTGGGACCCGTCGAGCGCGGCGAGCCACGGCCGGAGCTCGCGGTTGATGAACACGAACCGTCGCCGGCCGCCCTTGCCCTCGACCCAGATGATCCCGTCGCCGAGGTCGATGTCACCGCACCGCAGGCGGGACACCTCGACGCACCGGAGCCCCGCGAAGGCCATCAGGGCGACCGCGAGCCGTTCCTCGAGCCGGCCGACCTCGAGACAGTCCGCGACCGCGACCGCGGACGCGGGACGCGGCTCGGCCCGCGGCACCTTCGGCGCCCAGGCGAGCGATGCCGGATTGACCGCCGCGAGTCCCTCACGCTCGGCCCACCGGTAGAACTGCTTCACGTCGGAGAACGCCCGCTTACGGCTCTCTGGTGCCCAGGTGTCGCCTCTCGAGCCGATCCATTCCTCGAGGTCGTGGTGGGTCGCCTCGAGGACCCTCGGCCCGATCCAGGCCCGCCACGCCCGCCAGAACACCAGCCGGGATCGGATCGTCTTACGGGCGAGCCCGCGTGCCCTCATCGCGCTGGCCCACCCTTCCCAGAGTGGGTCGCCGTCCCCGGCCGAAGAATCCGCCCGCTCGAACCCCGGCAAGGGTACGTTTTGAAACATGCCAGAGAGTACCGAACGAAATGAAGAGTGGTTTCTGAAGCTCGACGAGACCTGTGAACTGCTCCGCCTCGCGCGCCCGACCGTGAAGCGACTGATCCTCCAGGGCGAGCTACCGGGCCGCAAGATCGGTGGGCAGTGGCGCATCAGCTCCCGCGAGCTCGGCGCCTATCTCGGCCGCACGATCGTGCGCGGCGACCGGCCCGGCGACCCGCCCCGGATGATTACCTGTCGGTATCCCCGCGCGGACCCCCTCGACACCCTCGAACCGGTCGGCGCATGATGGCCCTCCCGACCGACAGCAAGCCCCGACGCCGTCCGATCGCGACGGGCGGCGCCGAGGCCCTCGTCGACGAGGATCGCTGCTCGTCGACGCTCACCACGGACGGCGCCACGATCCGCTGCGAGCTCCCCGCCTTCCACCTCGGCGCGCACGACGCCCAGGTTCCCGACGACGACTGGTCCGACCGGATCGGCTGGATTGGATGACCGCCGCCGCCGACCTCGAGCCGTGGGCCGCCTCGTTCGATTCGCCGCGGCATGCCTACCTGACCGGCGACGTGCTGGGCACGCTCCGCGCCGCGGGTATCGACGCCGTCCCGGTGATCGACACCGAGGGCAACTACACCTCGGCGATCGCGCTCCGCACCGTGACCGGGTCGCTCGCGACGGTCCACGTCGAGCCGCCCGACGCATGACCTGCACACCAAAGCGAATCGGCCGGCGGTGCAACGCCGGCCGATTCAGTAGATCCGCTCCCGACAGCAATCAGAAGTGGTGCTGTCGATGGTAGCGACCAGGGCCGTCACCGAACCTCATCCGTACGCCCGCCGCCGCGGGGCGTCGGCCCGGCTGAGCCCCGAAGATCGCCGCCACTACCGCGACCACTGGAACGAGGCCGGGCTCACCCTCGGAATGTGGAACGTGCTCGCCGAGCTGCTCGAGGACCTCCGCTGGTATCCCGACGGCCGCCGCGGAACCACGCTCAGCATTCGCCGGCTCGCCGCCGCGACCGGCCGCACCGCGAGCACCGTCGAGAAGCACCTCGATCGACTCGCCGGGCTCGGGCTGATCGTGGTCGAGAACCACGGCCCCAGGACCACGACGCATCGGTTCCTCGCGGTCCCTGCCCACGTCGCGTGTGCCTACTGCGAGCCGGCCGACGTTCTCAGCATCTGCGCGCCTGACTCTCAGCATCTGCGCGCCCATCTGCGCGCCTCAGGGGCGCGCGGTTTTAGTAATGCGCCACGCCTCGTCGGGGACCCCTGCCCGTGGGTGATCGATGAGGAAGGAAACGCTCACAGGCCAGAACGGGTGCCAGGCATGACGAGGGATTTGGTCAGCCTCGCTGTCACAACCTCAGGTGAGACTTGAGTCGTGGACGAGCTCGGCCACTGCCCGCGTTGTGAGCTGACCGCGGCGGGCTGGCGCCTCTGTTCGGAGCACCGGCCCGACAAGCGGCCCAAGGCCCTCGATCCGCGGCCCCATCTCGCAGCCGCGCGGCGCGCGTTGCACTCCGCGCCGCGCCGCTGGGAAAGCGAGGACCTGTGATCCGGCCCGGATGGCTCAGCGGCACCCGCCACGAGCTGCCCGACGATCTCGACGGCTGCGGCCTGGTGCTGTCCCGACGGTTCCCACCGACACCCGATGACCTGGTGCCGTGGGTGGTGCTGTTCGCCGGTCTGTTGACCGACGCCGAGATCCGTGAGCGCGAAGCCGAGTGGCGGGAGCTGTTCGGATGATGGACCTCGACATCGCCGACCGGCTCCGCGCGGCGGGGCTCCCCGTGTTGGAGGTCGACGGCTGGCAGCAACGTTCGGCCGGGTCGTTCGATCCGCGCGGGTCGGTCGACCATCACACCGCCGGCCCCGCGGCCGGCAACGCGCCGTCGCTCGAGGTGTGCATCTACGGACGGTCGGACCTGCCGGGGCCGCTGTGCAACGTGCTCATCGGCCGCGACAACACCTGTTTCGTGATCGCCGCGGGCCGTGCGAACCATGCCGGGTCGGGCGGCTGGCGCGGCCTGTCGGGCAACTCGAGCGTGTACGGGATCGAACGCGAGAACGTCGGCACCCAGGCCGAGCCGTGGCGCCCGGACCAGAACGACGCCGCGGCCCGTGCCCATGCTGCGCTGATCGCGGGCCGCGCCGGCGCCGACATGGTGTGCCGCCACGCCGAATGGGCACCCGACCGCAAGCCCGACACCCACGACATCGCGGGCGACGATCTCCGCCGCTGGGTCGCGAACGCCGGCACCGGACCCGTCGTCGACGAGCTCACTGGAGGAATCGACGTGCTGCTCTACATCCGCAACCCGAACCGACCCGAAGAGATCTGGGCCACCGACGGCATGTACAAACGCTGGGTCAGCTCGATGGACGAGGTCGACGTGATGCGCTTCGCCGCGTCGGCCCAGGGCGTGGCCCAGGTCGTCGAGGGCTCGATGGGCGCGACCGAGGTCAGCATGGACTGCTGGGCCTCGATCCCCGTGGCACCGGGCACGGAGTGGCACCCATGACCGCCGCGATCTGGGTCGGCGCCGGCACCGCGTCGGACGTGCTGTTCCTCGTCGCCGCGGTCATCGCCATGATCGACGTGACGTGGATGCTCACGAAAGCCGCGCCCGAAGCCGCGCTGTTGCCCGCCGCGGTCGTGCTCATCGCGCTGGGGCTGCTCGCGCTGTGACCACCTATCAAGGCCCCGCGCCGCCACCGCACGGCACCCGCGCGCGCTACGTGCACCGCACTGCCGCGTGCCGGTGCGACCAATGCCGGGCAGCGAACACCGCCTACATGCGTCGATGGAGGGCGAGAGGGCCGAGCATCCGAGGCGAGTACGGGCGGGTGCGGTGGACCCAGCCGAGCCTGCGGCTGTGAGACGCGCCTACTCCGATCCCGAGTACCGGGCCGCG